GCGAATGGCATTGTACTGATCGTCACTTTCTACTTTCCCATAGAAGGCCGCCAGCATTGCGCAAGCACTGGAGAAACATTCACGATGGCCCTGCCCTGAGGCATTGTCCCGCTGGCTGAAGTAGGGAACAGTCAATGGATTGGTGAATGACGGTGCGGGAGCAACGGGCCTTGCGCGATACAGCCGTGCAAACTCCTTCCGCTGGTCAATAGTCAGCGCATCATGCAGCCATTCGTAGGCCGTCACTTGATGAGGCTCGTTCTTGAAGTTACGGGCTGCTGCGACCATGGAGATGTCGGCTTCAAGCGGCGCCGCAACGGGCTTCAGCCCTTGGGCCCAGAGCTTACCTTCTGCTGTGCGTCTCCGCCTCAGGCCCGTCTCCACGGGCGTGCCAGGGTTCACGTAGAGCATCAACGCATCAGGCACCCTGCTCCATTCCTTCCCCTTCAGGCGCTGCGACAGCGTGGAGAAACCCTCGGTGCCGTAGAAGTGCCAGCCTAGGTTCCAGGCGAATGATACCAACGCGCCACGTTGGTAATCGTTCATGCCGTCCCAGCCGGGAATCTTCGCCAGTGCTGGCAGCACTTCCTTGTTCACCGTAGCCCGCAGCATGGCTTCTGCCTGCCCCTCGGTGATGCGATCACCATGGCGGACAGGGCGGCCATCGGGCATCTTGGTGGAGCCGTAGCCAATCGTCCACGGCTCTCCACCAGACAGCGGATCGGGATAGGCAGCAAGCTCCAGTCCCTCAAACTCCCGAATCAAGGCCAGCCCAGCGTCCACGTTCATGGTTCCCTCTTGAGTGCGGCTATGCTATTCAGCGATTCACGCGAAGCGCGGCTTTGGCTGCGGTCAGGATCAGTTGGATGATGTTGTTTTCGCGCCAAGGGGTGTGCTGAATCATCTGGTCGAGGGCGGCCACCAGAATACCGCCAATGACAAACCATTCAATAGCTTCCATGGGAATCACCATGCGAGAGTGGATCTATGCTAACAGCTACCTGCTGTTTTCTCTTGAGTCGTCCAGCTCCAGATTGCGCACCCTGGCCTCTAGCTCCTTCAGGCTGTCTGTTAAGGTGCCGAGATTAGTGGTCAAGTGATCCAATCGTTCTGAGATTTTCACTTGTTGATTGCCAATGCCAATCATCATGCCGCCAGTTGCCAAAAGCATACCAGCGGTGACTGTGGCAGCAAAGTTGGCCAGGCTTTCCTGCCATTTTTCCATTGAGCGTAGTGCAGCACTCTGCCCATTCTATCGGCTCCACCTTCAGCGTTTTTGTGCTTTATCGTTGGAGAAAGAGGGCAGAGCTATGGGTGGGGAGCATGGGCCTGACTTGCTGCTACACTCCCTTTCTGAACTACGACCGTCTGAAGCCAAGCGGCGCTTTCGGCGTTCCATCTTTGACGACTATCCTGTGAGGGGGCCCTTGGGCCAGCCTGCTTGCGCCTATTGCGGCAAGTGGCACGAAAAGCTCACCCTCGATCACATTGTCCCCAAAAGCAAGGGCGGGCCGCACTATGCCAAGTGGAACCTTGTGCCGGCTTGCCAGCTCCATAATGGCTGGAAGTCTGATGCGCCAGTGTTTGAGTGGTGGAGGCCGCAGCAGTTTTGGCGGCAGGACTTGGAAGATGCTCTAGTGGCTTGGGTGCAGGGGCAAAGTTTCGTTTCGGCCCATACTGCTACGGGCTCTTGGGAAGAGTGGATGGAGCGCACTGGCAGGGTGGTGCCAATCCATGAAGAAAAAAGCGGCCCTTTGGCCGCTTTGTTTGCATCAGTGGCTGGTCAATCAAACGCGATGAAAGATGAAGAGGAGCCCCTGAGACCAATCACGCCTCCTCCTTCAAGTGTCACCGGCTCATTGGTGGCACTGTCCTGGCGGGGATCGGTGCCGGCCTGATTGGCCGCTTGCGTTTCAACAAAGGCGATGAGGCGAGTCTGATACCACTCGCTCTTGAGCAGATCCTGTAGGCCGCCCTTCTGTCGGTAGCGCCACAGATACTTCATGCAGTTGCCCTTCAGAAAGCCCTGAAACTCGTCGGCGGACATTGAAGCCTCAATGGCCTCAATACATTCAATGGAGCCGGAAGTGTAGTGCGACGGATTGATGGCATCGGAATTGATAGCATCAGGCATGATCAGAAATACGATGTAGTGGGGAAGTAGGCGTCAAACGCTTCGGGAGCAACAGGGCGTGCAAGCGTGTGCAAGGCATCAGCATAGGCAACGATCTCGCCCTGAGCACCATGGCCTTGACGCAGGCTGATGAAGTGGAGCAGGGCCTGCAGACTGCAGGTCCAGACAAAGCTGGAATAGAGAGCTGGCGGCAGGATGGCCCTGGCCTGCTCCTTGGCCACGCCAACGACCAGTAGGCTTGCGTAGGCACGTTTGCAGCTTTCCAGGGCCTGCACGTACTCCCGCAGCGCCAGCAGTTGATCGTTGTCGTTCAGCCTGCCATCAGAGGCTTGCCTGTTGCTGGTGCTCTGGCAGCGGAACTCATTCGGCACGTAGTATGCCGCCTCGTCAGCTCCGCAGTAGCGGAAGCTCTTTTCGTTCCAGCCCAACTGATCGTCCACATAAGTGGAAGCGACTGTATGTTTCCACCATTGCCGACAAATGAACAGCGGAGCGCGAACAAACCACTTGAATACCACGCCACGGAACGGGCTGGTATGGCCCTCCCTGACGAGGAAATCGACCAGCCCTTGGTCACGGGCTGTCCACTCTGTCGAGCGGGCTTCAAAGCTCTGCCTGGCGTCATTGACAACGCTCAGACTGTTGCCCATGGAATCCACCAGTTCCACACGACTGATGCCATCGTGCAGGGGATCAAGGAATGGGCGTTCGGGCGAAAGGGGGGCAGTCATGCACTGGGCAGCAGGCTTCGGCATTGTACGTGCAACCGGCCATTTCGGCAATCGCGCCTTTCGGTTTCGGCCCTTGCGACATGACTCCCCATTGCCTCCCGCTACCCTGAACACAATTCAAGGCGATACCATGTCGTTCTCAATGCCAGTGCAGTTAGTATTAGACGGCCAACCATGCACTGCGATTATGGGGCCGTTTGAGCACTCCACAGAACGTCAATTCTCACTGGCTGTACAGAGGAAAGCCCTGGAGGACTGCAGCAGCAAGGAAGAATTGCGAAAGGTTGCGCTGCACTTGCTGGAGGGGTGGGCGGCAAGCACCACTGCCCTGCAGGGCTTGATGCTGGAAAACATTGAGCTACGACAAGCAATCGCAATGCAGCACAGCTCCCTGAAGGCTGCAGATGACATGCTCACTGAAGCGGGACAGGCTCTCCAGCAATATGAGAAGCAATCAGCCGGTGCCAAAAGGCGTCTTTGGCCATGGAAGCACTGAGCAGAAAGATCGTCCAATGAGCAGCAAACGCGAGATTGTACTTGCGGCAATCTCGCTCATAGCCTGAACCAGTAACATGACGACCACGAGTGTAGACGGCACCTTGGATTTCGATGCCAGTGCAAGAGAGGGGATGAGCAAAGTCAAGGCGATAAGGTTTAGAGCGTTTTGAGCGAGAGTAGCGCACTAGGAAATCAGCTTCCCAGGTTGGGACCGCACTGTATTCCCTTACAAGAAGGAGCGATGGATTAGTGTCTTGCCATTGCTTGAGGAACTGATCTTCTAGTGCGCTCACTATCAAATGGCAGCGGTCCTTACTGTAGCGCCTTGGTTTTGGTAGACGCCTTCGTAGGGAGTGTTGACGGTGCCGCAGTCGTAGAACAGCACTTGTGCAATGCCTTCGTTGGCGTAGAGGCGCATGGGATTATTGGTGGGATTGATGAAGCACATGGTCAAATAGCCGCACCAGCCAGGTTCAATGGGGGTGACATTGGTAATCAGCCCTCGACAGGCATAAGTGCTCTTGCCTTGCACAGTGGCGAAGACGTGATTTGGCATCGTAAACCGCTCCAGACTGACACCAGCGCCTGCGGAAAAGGAAGGCAGCAGGAAGAACTCACCACTACTGTCGCGTTGAGACGCAAGGAGAGGGCCATCCAGCGGTGGTGCTTTGGGGGAGACGGAGGATTCGCGGGTGCTGTAGAGCAGTTTGAACTCCGTCGCGGACAGGCGAATGTCGTAGCCACACTGCGACAGCCCGTAGCTAATCACTTTCCTTCCATTGTCTGTCCTGACCTTTTCCCCGACGTAGGGGAACAGGATGTCGTTTTCAGCAAGTGCTGAAATGGCCTTGTCGTTGAGAATCATGGTTGTTGAGGAATGAGGGCAAAGACTGTTGAGAAGGCGGAGAGTCGTGGCTACTTGGAGCTGACCCCGCCAAACAACCCTGCCAGTGCCCAGCAACCCAGTGCAGCAGGCCAGAATGGCACAGACGGCCAGATGGAGACGATCGCCCAAGCAAGCAAGCAGGCAACGCCAAATGAAATACCGATTGCAACAGCAATAGCCAAGGCGAACAGAAAGAATTTCACGATAGGGAAGCGCGGAGAAAAAGAAAGGGCGCAAAGGCGCCCCGGAAATCAGCAGCAGGCGTCAGAACGGATCGCCGCCGTCCAGTGGGCCATTCACCCACACGCTGGCATAGCCCTTGGGGCCATCCTTGTCGCCCTTCAGCTTGACGGAGCCCGTATAGCCAGGCGCACGGTCGCTGTTCTTCTTGGTGTTCTCCCAGACGGCAACGTCCAGGCTGTAGTTGCCGCGTTCGTTCGGGCCTTTGGCCTTCAGTGCATTCAGCACTTCAGGGGTGAGATCGACGGCAGCAGTGATCGGGGGCCGGTTGGCCATGGTGTTTCTCCAGAGGGAGTATTGGAAGCCCCGTGGGGCTCGCCCATATTACCCACGATCGTCCGTTATGGCAAACGCTTCGCCCCCTGGGTAGTGAAGGTCAAAGTATTTACGAATGAGGCCCTCCACGGCCCACTGCTCAGCCACCAGCTCAAAAGCAGGCAGCCGCTCAAGTTGCAGCTCCGGCTGGCTGCCGGCATCCTCGGGGTCGTAGCAGGCAATCACATCAAACGCACCATCGAGGCGGATGTTGTGCATCTGCTCAACGGCCATGGCATAACACACCAACTGCCGGCGATAGTCCGTTAGCTGCTCAGGGCTCTTGAGCCTGTAGCTGGTCTTCCAGTCAACCAGGGCAATGGAACCGTCTTCCATTTCGGCCACCATGTCAAGCGTACCGGCGTAGCCACAGCGGCTGCCGTCCCACCACGCCACGGCACTTTCCACAAGGATGGGCCGCCTGATCTGCGCCAAGAAGGGCAGGACAGTTTCAAAATATGGGCGCCATTGCGGCTGGCTGTCAAGGTGGTGCTCAATGTCCAGCTCTTGAAACCAATCCTCCAGCACGCCATGCAACCATGTGCCCCGGTCGGCGGCCAGGCGAGTGCGACGGTTGGCCTCTGCATCGCCCACTCGCTTCCGCCAGTTGATGAGCGCCATGATCTTCCCCACTGGAGCCATGGCCCCCAGGAAAGTGGTCACACTGGGCAGCACCATGCCTTCCGGCACGTTGGGGAAGCCGGTGGTGATGTAGTGGCGCTTCTTGTTGATGCTGATGCGTCGTGGCTGGTGGTGCGACAGGGTGGTCATACGGAAGCGGCTCGGGAGTCAGGGGCGGGCCGCTTGCGCACCCGCCGCACGGGAATCGTAAGAAACGTGGCCACTCCATTGCAGAACCAAGCGTGCTCCTGCTCGGAATCAAAAATTGCAATGTCTCCCGGCTTCAGTGCACAGAAGTCATTGCGTGCCCATAGCACGTTCTCTTGCTCATAGTCACTATGCAAAGATACAAACGGACTGCGCGTCATTGGTTGCACGCGCAACAGCACCAGCGCAAGTTTGCCGAAACCGGAGTCG